CCGTTATTAACAACAAAAAAGATGTTTTTGAAAGGAATAATTCATGAACTCCTTTGGTTCTTAAGAGGAGATACAAATATAAAATATTTAGTTGATAACGGTGTTAATATTTGGTCATCCGATGCGTATCGCTGGTATTTGAAAAAATATGAAGAATTTATTAATTTAGAATCAAGATTTCAAGAAGAACTGCCTCATAGATTTGAAACTCAGGAAGAATTTATAGATGCTATTAAAAAAGGAAGAGATTATAGATTAATTTCTAAAGTAATAGGAAACTATCATTTAGGAGATCTAGGTAAAGTTTATGGATACCAATGGAGGAAAGTTATTGGAGAAAAAACTGATGATGAATTATACGAAGATTATCTAAAAAGTGTAAAAATTGAAGATATTTCATGAATATATATAACAAAGAGGTAATACCATTATGGTTATATACAAGACAACGAATTTAGTTAATAATAAAATTTATATCGGAAAAGATAAAAAGAATAATCCTAAATATTTAGGAAGTGGAATATTATTAAACAACTCTATTAAAAAGTATGGACGGGAGAATTTTAAAAAAGAGATAATACAAGAATGTTTTTCTTTAGACGAATTAAACGAATCAGAAACGTTTTGGATTCTAAAACTAGAATCATATAAAAGAGAAATTGGATATAATATCGCGTTAGGAGGAGAGGGTGGAGATACAATGAGTAATAACCCTAATAAAAATGAAATATTTAAAAAACATTCTCAAAAAATGAAAAATTGGCATGATTTGAATATTCATCCAATGAAAGGAAAAACCCACTCATTAGAAACAAAACAAAAGTTACATGAAACTTCTTCGGGAGAAAATAATGGAATGTTTAATAAACATCACACAGAAGAAACAAAAGAAATATTAAGAATTAAACACTCGGGAAAACATTTATCAGAAGAAACAAAACAAAAAATAAGTGAATCAAATACAGGAAAAGAAGGACCGTGGAAAGGAAAGAAAAATGAAAAACATTCAGAATGGATGAAAAAGAATAATCCGTTTAAAGGAAAAACCCATACAAATGAAACAAAAGAAAAAATAGGTTTTAAAAATAGTAAACCAAAAACTGAAGAGCATAAGAGAAAAATATCAGAATCATTAAAGGGAAATATTCCCGGAAATATAGTTAAAGTTGAAATTGAAGGAATAATTTACGAAAGTTTATCTGAAGCGTCAGAAAAATTAGATTTAAATTATTCAACATTAAGAAATAGAATAAAATCAAAAAGTAAGAAATTTGTAAATTACAAAATATTATGAACAATATTCATCCATCTGGTAGACCATATACAAAAGAAGAATTTTTAAAACAACTAAAGATTGATAAAGAATTCAATGAAAAATATGGAAATAGAAAAATTGACCAAATTAGTAAAATTATTGATGGTCTTAAAAATAATCCGTATAGTAGGTATCATATTTTAGATGCGTGGGAACCCGAAGATTTTAAAGATATGGCGCTTCCACCTTGTCATTTATTGTATCAATTTATTGTGAGACCGTTAAATGAAGGTGAGAGAATTGGTTTACTTTTCAAAAAAGTAGGAGATGTTAAAAACTATCCAGAGTTTGTTGGAAAACGTTTGATTGATTTCTGCAACAAGCAAGATATTCCTAAGTTTTATCTTGATCTAAATATGTATCAAAGGTCGGTTGACACATTTCTTGGGTGCCCGTTCAATATCGCCTCTATGTCAATACTTTTAATGATAATGGCAAAAGTATCTAACATGATACCTGGAGTTGCAAACTGGATAGGAGGAGATACTCACTTATATGTTGATCATATTGATCAAGTTAAAGAACAATTATTAAGAGAACCCCGTCCTCTTCCACATCTTGAGATATTAAAAGACATTAAAACACTTGAAGATATTGAAAATTTAACTATTGATGATTTTCATTTATCCGGATATGGGAATCCACATCCAGCGATAAAGGCCGAATTATTCACAGGAATTAAAAAATAAAGTTATGGAAGACAATTATGAAGGAAGCATATCGATGGGATTGGGTGGAGATCAATATGATGATGCTTCTAATTGGGGTAAAAAAGAAAAAAGAGAAAAAGAAATATGTCTTATCTGCAAAAAAGAAACACATGTTTATAAAGATACTGACATAGAAATGCGCGATTATTATATCGAGGGAGTTGGCCAATTATGTCAAGATTGTTATTTTGATCTTTACGAAAAACGAAAACGAGATCATTAAAGTGGGATATATAAATAAAAAATGTTCGAACGAATTTGGAATACTCTAAAACAATTTTTTTCTAAACCAGAAGTATCTGAGTTTATAACACAACATTTATTTTATCTCTTTTTAATAGGACTAGCAGTTGTTTTAGTTTTGATTGTTTTAGTTTTGATAAAGACAAATAAAGAAATAAAGGAAATGAATAAAAACGAAAGAAAAAGAGGAAAATCATTATTAAAATTTTTAAGTAATAAGAAGAATAAAACATATTAATTTATGGGAAAAATAAAAAAATTGGCGCTAACTATTAATGCCTTTGATGCATCAGAACTTCTTGAAATGTTAATTTCAGAGATAAGAGATCAAGTTGATTTTGTAATGGCAATTTATCAGCAGAGATCGTATTGGAATAACCCAATGGATCCTGTTGATATGGAAGAGCTTCAACGTCTTCATAAGATTGGATTGATTGATGAGTTGTATGAATTTAAGCCAGATTTTACAAAATACGCTCGTGTTCAAGAAACTGATAAAAGAAATATGGGAATACAGATGATGAGAGAAAGAGGATTTTCTCACATTCTCAATATTGATGCAGATGAGCTTTATGACAAAGATATGTTTGCTGCCGCTAAAAAGGAAATTAACGAAAAGGGCTGGCCAATTACTTATTGGAGTTATGTAAATTACTATCGCGATTTTGAACATTACCTCGTATATCCCTTTAGACCGTTCGTTAATGGAATTCATTCAACCTATTTTACATATACCTTCAACGGACCAGCTCCGGGACCCACAGATCCAACGAGAAGAATCTTTAACCCTATGAATATAGGTACATACCTCTTCCCTGACGAAGTGATCAGGATGGCACACGGTGCCTGGATAAGAAAAAATATTCGAAAGAAACTTGAGAACTGGAGTGCTAAAGATCACTTCAATACTCCGCTAATCGATAAAGCTGTTTCTCAATATGAAAATTGGAAAGAAGGAGATAACGCGATTATGTTATTCAACGTTCCTGATAATAACGTATATGTTAGAAAATTAGAAACTCGAATACATAAATTTGAAGTTCCGTGGTTAAAACAAAAGGAGGCATAAGCCTCCTTTTTCTTTTATAAAATGATCAATTTCCCAGACACTATTGTTTTTCGTTTATTTGTTACTTGAACGATATACATTCCTGGCGTTAATTTTGCTCTTTTTGTATACACAATCGCTTCATTTCGTGTATGATCTTCAATCCAATTTACTAACCAACAATTCATTTTTTGTGTATGACGAAGTTTTCCTACAAGATCATATATGTAAAGTCGTGTTGAATCAAAATTATGAACGGTTACTTCAACTCTAAATTCAGTTGCTCCAGATGGTACAGGATTCGGATATATTTTTAGACCATATTCCGGAATTTCTGATTTAGTTTTAAAACTTTTTTCATCTCCATACGCAACTCCGACTGAATTTTCTGCATAAGCCTTTGCGAAATACTGAGTATTTGGAGTAAGACCAGAAATGGAACTGGTAAAAGTTCCAGTTCCATCTCCATCAACAGTTTTATTGTTATCGATGGTTGGGTCTGGGTTTGTGTCCCAGACCATTCCTCGAGCAATAACATTATCATATCCATCAAAAGTTACAGTACCTCCAGAAACTGCAGAATTTTTAGTAACATTAGTTATTGATGCAGTTATAACTACAGGTAATTCTAAGTGTTTAAGAGTAGTGAAAATAACTTGTTCACCATAAGAAGTGCCAACACTGTTTGTTGCAAATGCTCTAACGTAATAAGTAGTATTAGGTGATAAGCTTGTAAGATTACTTATAAATGTGCCTGTTCCATTTCCACTAAATACAATGTTATCATCTATCGTAGGATCACCTGATGTATTCCAGCATATTCCTCTTGCGTTGACAGTTGTATTTCCATCGAAAGTTACATCACCTCCTCCAACTGCGGTTGTTTCAGTTATATCTGAAATAGCACCGGTTGTTACAATAGGTACGAATAATTCTTTAAGAGTTGTAAATGATACTTCTTCTCCATAAGAAGTCCCAACAGCGTTGGTAGCGTAAGCTTTAACATAATACGTTGTATTAGGTGTTAAGCTGGTTAGATTACTTGTGAATTCACCACTACCCGCTCCTTCATCTGTGTGTGAATTAGCGATAGTAGGGTTAGGAGATGTGTTCCAACATACTCCTTTAGCAGTGATAGGAGATCCACCGTCTCCGACGATAATTCCTCCTGTGGTTGCTGAGTTTTTAGTTACTTCAGTCATAGGTTTCGTATTTATATTTGGTTTT